TCTGCAACATATGATGTTGGTTATGTTGATGTTTACTTGAATGGTTCTAAGCTAGTAGCTACTTCAGACTTTACAGCTAATGATGGTGTCACTGTTGTATTAGCCACAGGAGCCACCACTGGTGATGTCATTGACATTGTTGCTTATGCTGCTTTTGAATTGGCTAATGTGTATACACAGAGTCAATCAAATGCTAGATATGCACAACTGTCTAACAACCTTTCAGACTTGGCTAGTGCTTCTACAGCTAGAACAAATTTAGGCTTGGCTATTGGTACTAATGTCCAAGCATATGATGCTGATTTAACTACACTTGGTGCTGGTGGTAGTGGTGCTCGTTCGTTCCTTGGCCTTGCTATTGGAACTGATGTACAAGCCTACGATGCTGACCTAACTACATTAGGTGCTGGTGGTAGTGGTGCTCGTTCATTCCTTGGTCTTGCTATTGGTACTGATGTACAAGCCTATAACGCTAACACAGCAGTTACCAATTCAGCACAGACCTTTACAGCTACACAAACATTCTCAGGCACTTCATCAGCTACTGCCATTGTCCTCAACGATGCAGCAGAGGTAGCAACAGTTTCAGCAACAGCGGCTACTGGAACGATTAACTACGACATTACCACTCAGTCAGTCTTGTATTACACAAGTAACGCAAGTGCTAACTGGACAGTTAATTTTAGAGGCTCTAGCGGTACTTCATTGAATACTTTGATGAGTACGGGTCAGTCAATGACTGTGGCTTTCTTGGTGACTCAGGGTGCTACTGCTTACTACAATTCTGCTGTTCAAGTTGATGGCACGACTTCTGGAGTTACTACAAGATGGTTGGGTGGTGCGCCTACTGCTGGAAATGCTAGTGGCATTGATAGCTATCGTTATTTGATTATCAAAACGGGTAGTGCGACTTTCACAGTCTTGGCAAGCAACACACAATTTAAGGCTTAAACCATGCCATTACAAGAAACAAGTGGTGCGGCTAGTTACGATGCCTTTGGTGGTGGTGTTCCTGTTGTGCCTAACTACATTGAGGATGTGTTTAGCACATGGCTTTACACGGGCACAGGCGCAACACAAACTATTACCAACGGCATAGACTTATCTACCAAAGGTGGTCTGACTTGGATTAAAGGGCGGTCTGGTGCTACCAGCCATATGCTTACAGATACAGTACGAGGCGCAACTAAACGTCTTTCTACAAACTTAGCTGATGCAAACCAATTTACAGATGCAAATGGTTTAACTGCTTTTGGAAGCACGGGATTTACTATAGGTTCTAATTCAAACTACAACACTAATGCGGCTACTTACGTTTCATGGACATTTCGAGAACAACCTAAATTTTTTGATATTGTTACTTACACAGGTACTGGTTCTAACAGAACCATTGCTCACAATCTTGGTTCTGTGCCCGGAATGATTATTGTTAAAGAATATATTTCAGTTGTGGGTAGCACAGATTGGTATGTTTATCACAGATCGCTTGGAGCTACAAAATACCTTGCAATGAATTTAACATCGGCAGAGGGTACATCTTCTGCATTTTGGAACAATACTGCGCCAACATCAACTGTGTTTTCAATTGGAACTGATGGAGATGTTAATAGAAATGGTAGCACATTTGTGGCCTACATCTTCGCCCATGACGCAGGAGGCTTTGGCCTGACTGGTACGGACAATGTGATTAGCTGTGGGTCGTTTAGTACGGACTCAGGCGGCAAAGCCACAGTTAATCTTGGGTATGAGCCGCAGTGGGTGATGTTTAAACGAACAGATAGCGCCACATATGGTGACTGGTACATGATTGACAACATGAGGGGGTTTACAAACCCTTCAGGTTCTAGTTGGTTGTGGGCTAATACTTCTGGTGCAGAACAAACAGGTATTAACTTTGCGCCTGAAGCAACGGGCTTTAACATCAACTTTACTGGCCCTGCCAACTGGATTTATGTAGCCATACGCCGTGGCCCGATGAAAGTGCCTACGACTGGGACGAGTGTGTTTGGTTTGTCTGCTAGAACGGGTACTGGTGCAAATGCCACGGTTACTGGATCGGCTGGAGTTTCCGATGCTGTGTTAGTCAAAAATCGTGGGTCAGCAGTAGCTTCTTTATTTTCCTCAAGACTGACTGGCACTGGCTATCTTGTGACATCAACCACAGCGGCAGAAGTGGCGGCAGGGACAACCATTCTTCAAGCTAACCCTTGGGATGTGATGGATGGTGTAAAAGTTGGAACAACATCAACAATCACAAATGCAAGCGCAAATACATTTATAAATTATTTGTTTAAACGTGCCCCCAGCTTCTTTGATGAGGTTTGCGATACAGGCAGTGGAGCTGCACGCACAATTAACCACAACTTGGGAGTTGCCCCTGAGTTGGTTATCCGCAAGCGCAGAAGTGCACCTGCTGAAAACTGGTTAGTTCTTCCAACAGTAATGGGTTTATCAGAACTTAGGCTGAACCAAACAAATGCTATTGCTATGGATGGGTCATCTTGGGATAACACATTACCAACATCTTCAGTGTTCTCTGTTGGTTCTGGCTCTGATGTAAATGGCTCTGGATATACTTATGTCACCTACCTCTTTGCAACCTGCGCAGGGGTCAGCAAGGTGGGAAGCTACACAGGAACAGGCACTACAAAGCAAATTGATTGTGGCTTTACAGGTGGTGCGAGGTTCGTCCTCATTAAGAAAACAAGCGGTACGGGTTCGTGGTACGTCTGGGATAGTTCACGGGGTATCGTGTCTGGTAATGACCCCTACCTTTTATTGAACTCTACTGCGGCTGAAGTTACCAATACAGACTACATTGATACTTACTCAGCAGGTTTTGAAATTAGTTCAACAGCCCCCTCAGAAATCAACGAAAATGGCGGTAGTTTTATCTTTTTGGCGATTGCCTAGACATGAAAAGCGGAATCTATCACATTAAGAATACTGTGAGTAATGGCATCTATTTTGGAAGGTCTATTGATGTTCCAGATAGATTGTCTCACCACAGGCAACAATTAAGGCGTGGTGTTCATGTTAACAAGCGTTTGCAACATTCATGGAATAAGCATGGTGAGCAAGCGTTTGAATTTAAAATGGTTTGGGAAGAAACTCAAGATAAGCTAGAAGACCTTGAGGGTTTTATTCTTGAGGAAGTATGGGGCAATGAGAGATTGTTTAACCATCACAAACTGTCTGCTGGTGGATTCTTGCCAAACAATAAACTAGGTTGCTTTACAAGGTCAGAAGAAACCAAAAAGAAATTAAGCATTGCCTTTAAAGGTCGTGAATTTTCTGAACAACATAAGCAAAAGATTGCAGTAGGTAAAACTGGTTTAAAAGCTAGTGATGAAACCAAAAAGAAAATGTCAGATAAAAGGATTGGTAAAGCAAGACCTCAATCATGGCATGACAAGATGGCTGAATATAGGGAAAACAACCCAAACCCTATGCAAGGCAAGATTAGCCCCATGAGAGGAAAGAAGTTCCCTACTATTGCTTGTGAGCATTGTGGTAAGGAAGCCTCAAAAGGAAATTACTTACGCTGGCATGGAAATAATTGTAGGAGCAAATAATGCAAATCAGAATCAGAACAACAGGCGCAGTCATGTACGAAAGTGAATTTCGTGCATACACAAAAGCCAATGGTGGCCCATCATGGGAAACAACAACAACTGAAGTCTTAGAGGCTTTGGGTGCTGATGTAGTCTTTGAAGGCGCACAAGCTACGGGCGGTACTGTTTACCAATACTCTCAAGCCTCTGGTGTTGAGCAAGTTGATGGTAAGTGGTACACCAAATATATCCTTGGCCCTGTTTTCATTGACCAAGTGGTAGATGGTGTAACTACTACTGCTGCTGAACAAGAAGTGGCTTACAAGGCTACTAAGGATGCTGAACAGGCTAAGAATGTTAGAGCCACTAGAGACACTAAGTTATCAGAAACTGATTGGAGATTCCGTAGCGATATGACTCCATCACAAGAGTGGAAAGATTATTGCCAAGCATTAAGGGATGTACCTTTACAATCAGGTTTCCCTTGGACAATCGTGTGGCCTACACAACCGGAGTAAATATAAATGACTAAAGCAAGAACACTAGGTAATTTTGTATCAACAGGTAATCCCCTGTCTGATGGAAGCATAGCAGCCAGTGAAGTAACTGGGCTGTCAACTGTTGCCACAACTGGCAGCTATAACGATTTGTCAGACAAACCAACAATAACAACCACAGCAACTAATATTGCTGGTGGTTCTAACGGCACTATTCCTTATCAATCTGCAGCAGGTACAACACAGATGTTGGCTGTAGGTACATCAGGACAGCTTTTAAAAAGCAATGGTGCTGCGGCTCCATCTTGGGTTTCATTTTCATCATCACCAACTATTGTTCGTTCTGTAAGAACATCAAACACAATTCTTGGTACTGCTGACACAAGCACACTGATTGACATTACCAGCGGCACATTTTCACAAACCTTTACAGCAGCGGCAACGCTTGGTAGTGGATGGTTCTGCTACATTCGCAACAATGGTACAGGTGATATTACTCTTGACCCTGATGGTAGTGAAACAATTGATGGCTTGACTTCGTTCATCATGTACCCCGGTGAAGCACGTTTAGTTCAATGTACCGGAACTTCTTTTTTCTCAATAGTTTTAGAATTTGGATATCGTGAATTTACATCGACAGGAACTTTCATAGCACCTCCGGGTGTTTCTGGTTACATCATTGATGCCTTTGGTGGTGGTGGCGGTGGCGGTCAAGGGAGTACAGGTGACAACCGAAGTGGTCCGGGTGGTGGAGGTGGCGCACACAATCAAATGTCTATAGACCCCATTACAGCGGGAACAAGTATTACAGTCACTGTTGGTGCTGGCGGTTCGGCTGGAACGGCTGGCGGTGGAGGCAATGGTGGTACAAGTAGCTTTGGCACTTATGTCTATGCTTATGGAGGAGCTGGTGGTACTGCTCAAGGTGCTCCCGGTGGTGGTACGGCAAGTGCTGGTGGTGGTGCTGGTGCACTCAACGAATACGAAGCAGGAGGTGGTTGGCCTAACTTGCGAATAGCTAATAGGGATGGGGGTCAAGCACAAGTTGATGTTCAAATCTTCAGCCAAGTTAGTGGCGGTGGCGCACAAGCACGGGCTGGCGGTGTATCTGGGGCCGCAGGGTTCTCGGCAGAATGGGGTGGTGGTTCTAGCGCACCATACATGAATCAAAATGCCGTAGGTGGAGCTGGTGGTAGCTCTCTATGGGGTGGCGGTGGTGGTGGCGCAGGTGGTGGCCCCGGTGGTTATGCTGGCGGTGCTGGCGGTGCTACAGGTGTATGGCAACGAGGGGGTGGGGGTGCTGGCGGTGCTAACGGAGTAAATGGAACTGCTGGTGCTGATGGCACTGCAAATCGTGGAGGTGCTGGTGGTGGTGGTGGCGGTACTAATGCTAATGGTGGTGCTGGTGGTTTTCCCGGTGGTGGCGGTGGTGGCGGTGGCAGAAGTGATGCTGGTTTAGGTGCTGCTGGTGGTGCTGGTAAAGTTTTTATAAAAATGATCTAAAGGGCAAATATGAAAGCACATATTATTGAAAATGGTGTTGTAGTAAATACCATCTTAGTTGATTCGTTGAACGCATTGCCCGGTGTAACTTTAGTTGAAGCTACTGAGGGTTCTATTGGTTGGTTGTTTGATGGTTCTGTTTTTACAAATCCAAATGCTGCAAAAGAATCAGACATTCTCACGCCAATGATACAAGACATGAGAGACAAGCGGGATCAATTATTGAAATCTACAGTTGATACGCTTAATGGTATTAGATGGGAATCCATGACAGCAGAGCAACAAAATTCATGGCGTGTATATAGACAGGCATTGCTAGATGTTCCCTCTCAATCAGGTTTCCCTTGGACAATCACTTGGCCTGACGCACCATGAACGAAGAAAAAATCATGACAAAAGAAGTCACCCACGAACAAATCTATGAGCGTCTATGTGCTGTTGAAGCCAAGGTAGACCAGTTAGATAAAAACACACAAGCTGTGGTGGCTGCATTTACTGCAGCCTCTGGTGCATTTGTTGTGCTTGAATGGCTTGCTAGAGCAGTGAAGCCCATCTTAATTATTGGTGCTTTCTGTGGAGCTATATGGCTGGCTATAGAAAACAAGCTGCATCAGTAATACTCTTATTATTAATATCTTTCCCTATCGGGTCCAAAGAGGAGAAATATAAATGTGTCCGATGGACATGGACTGGAGATGTATATAACAGAAAAGTTGTATGCATTGAATGGAAAAAGGTTGAGCGATGATTGATCCCATCACC